TCCTGGTCGTGCAGCCGACAGTAAAGCCTATGGCGGAAGATTTTTCAAAGGACAGGCTGGCCACAATGATCCGTGATACGCCAGTCCTTTCCGGAAAGGTGCATGATGTAAAATCCAGGGCATCCGGAAACACAATCCTTCACAAAACATTTCCGGGCGGCCATGTGACGATAGGCGGGGCAAATTCGGCTTCTTCCCTTGCGTCAAGGCCGATCCGGATCGTGATTATGGATGAGGTTGACCGTTATCCGGCATCCGCCGGCACGGAAGGGAATCCGATCAAGCTGGCTGAAAAAAGGACAACGGCTTTCTGGAACCGGAAAAAAATCAAAGTTTCCACGCCTGGGATGAAGGCCACAAGCCAGATATACAAGGAATATCTTTCCGGAACAATGGAAGAATGGTGCGTGAAATGTCCGTGTTGCGGCAGATTCCAGCCGTATGAATGGCGCCGGATCCGCCTTTCTGACGTGACAATGCGGTGTATGTATTGTGATGAATACATATCTGAAATTGACTGGAAACAGAGCGAACACAAATATATTGCGGAACATCCGGAGCGGCACAGGCGCCGCTCATTTCATTTGAACGAGCTGGCTTCCCCCTGGGTACACTGGCAGGATATAGTCTATGAGTGGCGCGACGCAAACAAGGACAAAAAGGATTACGGCGACACAAAGAAATTGCAGACATTCATCAATACCGTGCTTGGGGAGCCG